TTACATCATTATCTTACCAATTTCATTTTCAATTCTATCTAGAACTCTTTGTATTTCAGATCTAACATTGTAAATATCTTCAATATACTGTTGCGCTGTATAATTATCTGGTATTTTATTATCACTAGGACTAGGATCTTTAATTTCTAACAACCCTAATATTTGGTCGGGATACATATCAATTACCTTAAATTTCAAAGAAGATGCGTATAACCAAGATATTTTAATAGAAGGAAAGACACAATTATGGTTTAAATTTGATCCTTCGAATAGATTTGTCAAAGATTTTTATAAAGTATGGGATTCAGAAGTTTTTTTTAGCAATCGAAGATAGCTTATTAATCAATCTCTACTATTCTAATAAGAACTATTTCAAAATTCCTGCTGCGAAAACTAGAATGAAGAAAGACGTATATTTTTTGTTTGATATCGTGACTGATGTGCCAGACGCACGGAGCGATCATCGGCGTTATGACTATATAAAGTATACTTTCGTTGATCCAGAAAGGTATAAAGATTAAAGTAGGCTACCTAAAAAGGTAGCCCGGAACGGATTTTATCACCATACTTATGAAAGGAGATATTTTTAAGTTAGTATTAAGATTGTGTAATATGATGATATCTATATTTTATAGTATCAGTGCTATAAAATCAAAAATAAGTCACTAATTAACTATCACTCCAATTATAAGTCTTTTTTCCATTATTTTTTACAGTTATATGGTATGCTTTTTAATGGCTTCAAATATAAAAGAGTTTAAAGCGTAACACACTTTTGGGGAGTGGTTTTTGGGGAACGCTTTAAACTCTTCTTTATTATTATCTCACTGGAATGGCAACAGTTTTTTTGACAAATTTTATAAGGTGCAGAACTTCTTTCCGTATGCTATTCCGATTGTCCTTGACAATGAGCCTCCTCGGATGTGACGATCTTCGGCAGGAGCTAACAGTTAAAGTTAGACTGCCTCGCTAGCGTTAGCACATCCGAGCTCATTATCAAGGATTCGCTGCGCCAATCTCTGGTTACGGTAACCAACCGGTGTCTCGTAGCCAAGTGTACCGTGCAACCGAAGGTGGTTCCACCAATTGACATAGTCAAATAACTCCAAATCCAATTGTTGTAAGGTTTCAAATGTGTATTGATAGACAAATTCTACTTTCAACGACTTATAAGTTGATTCAGCTACGGCATTATCAAAAGGACAGCCTTTATGACTCAATGATCGATTGATGTCAAAAGTTGTTAATAATTCATCAATAACTTGGTTATCAAACTCTTTTCCACGATCAGTATGAAAAATCTCAACCTCTGTCAGAGGTTGTTTGATACGGCTAAATGCTTTTTTTACTAGAACGGCATCTTTATGTTCTCCACAAGAATAGCCGAGAATTTCTCGATTGAACAGATCCAAAATGAAACAGACATAATTCCATTTTTTCCCGACTCGTACATAAGTCAAGTCTGTTACGATCGCTTCTAATGGGTTGTCTCTTAAGAATTTACGATTCAATACGTTTGTCGTTTTGGCTTCATTGCAAGTAGAATGATGTACTTTAAAATAAGCAACAGTATAGCTCGATTTTAATCCTCTATTTTTCATGATTCTACTAATTTTTCGTCGGCTGATCTGAATGCCTCGTTTTGATAAGGCTTTTTTTATTTTTCTTGAGCCGTAGGCCTTTCGGCTGCGGATAAATTCTTCAGCGACTACTTCTTCAAGTTCTGATTCGTCTTTCTTTGGTTTTGATTGATAATAATAGGACTGACGTGATAGACCTAATATTCTGCACATCGCTGATATAGGGTAAAGATGCTTATTCGCATCGATTACTTGTCTCTTCGTCCGAATATCAGCGCTGCTTGCTTTAAAATATCATTTTCCATTTCTAATTGCTGGTTTCTTTTACGTAGTTCTAACAATTCTTTTTGTTCAGGCGTAAGATTATCTTTTTCTTTGAATGAACCACTCGTTTTAGATTGCTTTACCCATTTGTCAAATGCTGAAGCCGTTAGTTCATATTCTCGAATGATTTCTACACGTGGCTTTCCAGCTAAGTAAAGATTGACGATTTGTTGCTTGAATTCTTGTGAAAAAGTTCTTCGTGTTCTCTTAGACATAAAAATTCCTCCTGGTATGTTTTCTTCTAGTCTACACACCTTAATTTTTCTGTCTAGTTAATTGTAGCCTATCCACACAATTTAACCCGAATGTCTTTCTATTTTAAAAGTCAAAGTAAAACTTTTCAAATATACAGAAGTATAACTATGTGAAACATCCTTTCATTAATCCAATCCATAAAAGGATACATAAAAAAGCCACTCATTTGAGTGGCAATGGAGAAAAGCTTTAGCTTGTATAATACTCTTCAAAAAAATTCTAACACAGAACGATTCAAATGGCTACATTAATGTACCCTGTAGGACTCGAGCCTACGACCGGACGGTTATGAGCCGTCTGAGATAAAGTTAAGTCTATAAAAAAGGCCCCTGACTTGAGGGGCAATAAAACCATTTAACTTTCCGTTTGGGATATCCCCAGACCACTGTTAAATGTCAAAAGTCCATGACTAGATGGACAACATATTTAGATTTTATCAATTAGTGTTTTAAACGTCAACACCCTTTTATATTTTTATTATATATTAATTAATGATTTTAGTCTATTTTTCACTCTTCGCATATCATCATCATCTATTTTGCCGATTATTTCTTCTAATCTTATGCTAGCAATACTTCTAATTTGTTCCGTTTTAATACAAGAATCCCAAGTCAAAAAATCATATTTTTCTTTTTTTAATATATAGTGTGTATACAAAGGTCGAGTGTTTTTAGTTAGAGGAATAATCACGACATGACCATTATTGCTATATCTATCATCAGATACTACTAGCACAGGTCTTCTTTTACAAATTTCATATCCAATATTTTCACCAAGTTCACACATAACAATTTCGCCTTGTTTAAATGGACGGTTTCTTTTGTCTTTTTCCATTTTTATCCAATCATTTGCTAGAATTTCTTTAGATATTACCCAATTATCCAATGCTTGTTTCTTTTTTTGGCTTTCTAATTCATTCATTTTTTTCACTCCGTAATTTCTTATATGGAAATATTTTTAGTCCTTTTCCTTCAAAATCTGGATACCCAAATATTTTTTCTTTGATACAATCAAAATCAGCATCTTCAATCTCTGTTCTTACAAATCTGTGTATTCTATACGACAAGATATCAGAAATCTCAAGAGGCCAGTACGATTGCATGCCGTCAATGGTTCTCTTTGGATTGAAGTATACACCACATATACATGAAAAGTTATCTTCACTATTATATTCATTACCTGATTTTAATAATGTTTTTAACTTACTTAACACTAAACAATCTTCTTTGTATCCTCTAGATTCTAGCAAAACGATGCCTTTTTTGTTCTGCCTTCTTAAATCAAAGCAAAATCTTTCTATAATGAATTCGACACCTAGTTCATATACAGGATACGGCTGAAAATATCTATTGTTGTGTTCAAATTTATCTATAGTAGCTGAATAAATCTTTACTGGTAATTCTGATAAAAAAACATTAAGATCACTTTTAAAATCATCATAATTGATTATTTTCGGGTTAAAGGGTCCTTGTTTTTTCCGTATTTCTTTAGAATGAAAAACTACTCGTTTTCCTTGAAAAAGTCCATCTGTCCAATATTTATTTTTTATATACATTAATTGGTCCCTGATTAAATTATAATGTTCAGTATCAATATACACTCCTGATATAGTGAACAATTTATTGTTCTCATTAAATAGATGTGCATTTTTTAAAGTAGAGTTTCCATTTTCGTCAATAGAAAAAATACAATCAACATCTTTTAAAGTATCTAACTTACAAGGGTTTTCATTCCAATCCACTACATTACTCCTTTAACACTAAATAGTATAATTAAATTAAACCAAATCTATAATGTTAATACAAGTGTTTTTAACATAAAATAGAGTCGCTCTAATAGTTCCGAGGACTCTTAATAAAGTAAGAGTATATGTTTTGCTTATAGTTTAGTTACAATGGACGATAGATTGTCTTTTAATCAAACTTGCCAACCCACTCGCTTTTAGTCTCACATAAGTCATGTTAAGATCATCAAAATCATTGAATGATACTAGGGATTGTTTATCTTCCACATTTAGTATCAAGCAAAAACAATGTCTCACTGTTTCAATTTATCTATGTACCGCCCCTCAACGAGGGGCTATTTTTTATCGTTGTGGGATATTCAAGTACCACCGTTTATCGTGGAAATCTTGTGCTCCGCCTTTAGTATTACCTTCAGGATCATTCGTTGCTCGCATCATGACGTATACTTTCTTATTAGGGAAGTTACGCATATTAAATGATACGTGGTAACCGACATTTCCAGAAGTATTATAAGCTTGAATTACATCTGGTCTATATACTCCGTCAGCTTTTACTCGTGCTAGTTCTTTTCCAGTATTGTAGTCCATAATGAAAATATACTCGTATTTATAGTTAGCAATGTGCCATCCAGCCACATGCAAGTTTGCATATTCGATTTCTCCGAACTGATCAATGTGGGCGTAATTTGTTCCATCTGTCAGTGTAGGATTTGCTGCACCTGCTCTAGTTGGATCAATGACTGGTTTATCATCTGAAGTTGTCGGATTTTCATCGGTAAATCCATGAGCTAAATCATAGGCTAATTTTTCTTTACTTACGCCCATTTCAGAAAGATAACCGTAAGGATCTGTATGATCGCCCCAAATATTTTGTGTTACCCATAAATGCGATTTGATTCCTGGTTGGTTATAAGGAGTGTCTACTGTTAATGGAATACCATATTTCATTGCTGAATCTCTAGCCAATTCAACGTATGCTTTATAGTTCTTTTCAAAAGTTGCTTTATCATGCGTGTGCTGTAACTCAATCTGCACAGGACTGTTAGCATTAGCATACGAACCAGCACCGTACTGTACATAACCAGGTTGACCGACTTGATAAACAATTCCGCCGTCTCCCACAATGTAAGCAGTGTAAGCACTAGTCCATGAACGTTGCATATACTGCGCTTCATTGCGTCCTGTTGCAGTTTCGTTTGCTGTTTCATGAAGTAAAATATACTGCTTATTTGCTACTTGTGAGCTACCTTCGTTTGAGCCCAAATTAAATTCATTGTTAATCGTATAGGCAAACCCATTAATTGGCAACAAAAAAAGAGCCATTAATAGGCTCATCGCAGTAACAGTAATTTTCTTTTTCATATTCTTCCTCCTATTTTTTCAAATTATAAGCCGACACACCAGTGATAACGCCTAAAAATGTTGCTACTGCATTGATAGTAAGTACTGTCATATCTGTTCCATTCCATCCATAGGCTTTCCCTAACGTTGCTACTAACACAGAAGCAGCTGGCAATACTGTTAAAACTGTCCATTTAATGACTTGATAATACTTATCGGGTAAAATCATTTCTTCTTAACTCCTTTCTTTTTTACCTAGATTTTTCTCTAAATAAAGTTTTAATTTGTTGCGTGTGTTCCACCAATTTTTCTGCATGTGTATCTAATCTTTCATCATGTTTCTTCAATTCTTCATGAATAGTAATGCGATCAGATTTGCTTGCTTCTAAATCTTTAGTCAGTAAATCTAAATTTCGGCTTACTTTTGAAAGAGTCTCAGTAATCTTCGAGAAAGATGCAGTAATTGGTTTTATTACTAATAAAATCAAAGAAACGATCGCAGTGATTGATCCTGCTATCGCTCCCCATTCCCCTAAATTAATCATGTGACAACTCCTTAAATCAAAATAAAAAGCACATCAATTAAGATGCGCTCTCTTCTTTGCTAATGATTTTATCTGCTTCTTCGTCTGTAATGCATAGTGGAACGAATAGACGAACTTGATCGTCAGTAAAACAGCCCCAATCATACATCATTTTCACATCGCTAAAACTAAACATACTACTCACCTCCCTTTGAAGCTGGATTTAGTTGCTCTTTAATTTCTGAAATATCTTTGCTATTTTGTAACGAAGCAAGCATCATTTTTGAATTGATTTGTGCTAAACTATCCGCTTTTTCTTTCAATGCAGCATTTTCCTGTTTAATCGCTACATCGTTTAGCATGATTTTGGCATTGAGCTGCTTTAGGTTATCGTTTTCATGTTCCAGAGCCTCGTACATCGCTTTGAGATTGTTTAAATCGTTGTGATCTAACGCGTTCGCTAACACAATCCATTGGTTCAGTTTAGAATCAAACATCTGATCAGCAATCGTTAGCGGTTCGCCATCAGCACGAATTCCTTCAAGCGGTGGCTGATCCGTGTAAGGAACGGATACAAGCATGTCGTCCAATACTTTTCCTGCATACTCTCCGCCAGTACGTCCGTATTTCCAAATGTTTTTCATTCGTTTCACTCCTTTAATCTAAGATTCTATTTCCATAATATGCAGCGTGTTTATTTGAGAAAAATCTAACTTCTTACCATCCTGAGTTTCAAATGTGATATTGAAGTACTCTCCTTTTTTCAACGCGAAAATTCTACTAAAGTGAAGCCCATACTTCCATTGCAATGCAGTTCCATTTATACCAACACCACCTGCGAAACCAATAGAACTAGTTTGGGCATCGTCTTTATAAAAAGTAATATAACCATACTGACCAGCTGTTGATCCGCCAAACTGATATCTAACTAGCCCTTCTACCAACAAAGTACAGTCTCGATTAGCTGCGGCTTGCCAATTTCCAGAATTCCAAGTCAACGGATTCTCTTTCATGGATCGATTCAATTTTGCTCCAATGGTGGTTGCTACTGGTCCAATAATTAACCGAGCTTTATTAGAAATTCCAGTTTGTTCAGTTCCTGTTGAATGCCACGCTTCATAAGGCAACGGCTTTTCTTCTACCAGTACATTTTTTCCATTAACTAGAGGGGTTTCTAAAAAGTTCTTAGTTCCATCTACAGATTGTGGTTCGGTTAAGCTCACCGAATCATTCAAGCCTTTTTCAGTATATTCAGGTGTGATGTCCCAGCTGTAATCATTGGGATTGTTGCTGTCTTTCAAGCCTTCACCGAAGTATTTAAACTGACTAATATTCGGAGTTTGAGTGTTGCCTTTTTCGATCTTGAGCCAGTCGATTTTACATGCGCCTGCTGTTGATTGCGGATACTGAAAAATACGAAATTCTTTAGGCGCATTTGAAGCGATTTGCGTCGGCGTGAATGTTAGTGAACATATATCTGTCAAGCCCTCAATAGGCTTTAGGTTTCCAAAACTAATAAGCCCATCATTATACGCTACAAATGTTTGACTTGCGGGTTTTGTTCCTTTAAGTGTGATAGTATACGTTTGACCTATTACAAGATCTTCTTCCGTGTTACCTTTATATATTTCGTACGCGCTAGATTTAATTGGAAACGCAACAGACTTATTAGCAATGTTAGGCTGTACGGGAACGTCACCAACCTCATATGGTTCAGCTAATAAGTTTGGCTGGTACGGTGTGGCTGTATCACTTGTTGAGTTCACTTTCTCAATCTTAATATCATAACCAATGTAGAGTTTGCCGTTACCTTCTATAGGTTGCCAAAGATGTAAGTAAGTGGTATCAAATTTAAGATTGCTTGGTACAGTGAACACTTTTGTCACGTTTTGCCATGTTCCTACATTTTCACGTGGTGGGTTTATTGTTCCTAAAGCAGTTCCATCCCTGGTTTTTAAGATAAAAGCCGTTCTGAAATCGTCAAAATCTGCGTTTATCATAATTGGTACTGTCATAATATACGTATTATTAGGAAGCAACGCTGAACAATTTGGTACATATATATTTCTACTTGTATTGACCGCTGAAGGATCGCTACTGTCTAGTTCTAAATATGTTTCGTGATCTTTGAAACAAGCTAATGGTTTTGTCATTGTTATTCCATTACCACTAAACTTGCTAAAATCTAGGTTAGGCGCTAAGTTAGGTCTTCCCGAATAATCATAGTCCCCGAATTCGATGCTGTTGCTGTACATTTTCTTCAACTTGCCGAGATCGCCGATTTGCTGATTAGTTTGATCAATACGATCATTTGCTTTATCAATATTAGTATTGAGAGTTGCGAGATCTTGATTAGCTTTCGTGATTTTGTCGTTTGTGTCTTTTACTTTCGCATCAATCTGCGTTTCGGATTCCGTAATTTTCTGTTCAATCTCTTGCTTCCCATCTGCTAGAATTTTTTCGATTTTATCAATGGTCTGACTGAAACCATTGAAATAATAATCTTCCAATTCTGGCGTACTATCATCGATTGGACTGCGTTTGATGTCAAAAGTAAAACGACCAGCTGTATCTAACGAGCGGTCGTTTGGGAAATCAATATATACGCTACCTTCTACGGTGCCTACGTATCCCAGTATATTATCCTCTAACACAATAGAAACAATCCCATTCACAGGATCTTCTACCGTAGCTAGATAGTCATGTTTACCATAACCACCTTCTGCCGTTGCAGATTTGAACATCAAGCGAATCGGAACAGTTGTCCCTTCGGGTAAGCTTTGAGGGATGCCGTTTTTCCGAACTAACTTCATTCGAAGCTTAGCTGTTCCCCGATCATGCGACCAAAAAACGACCTTCGTCTGAATTGGATTGATTGCTTCTGCTTGAATCACAATGATTGATTCATTCATTTTATAGACCATTAACTTAACACCTGCCCTTTGGAAATAATTAGCCCATTGCCACTGATGCTTGTTGGTGTAGTTGCAAATGCTGTGGAAGCCGTACCTCTAACTGTAGCATCTTCACATTTAATACCGATGTTATTTCCTGAACCAGTTAGACCTGCTAATGCTTCTGACATAAGCCTTACACGCAAAGCGACATCTTGATTAATAAATGTAGTATTACCATACATGTTTAATTTCGATACGCCACCAACATAAATTGCATTGTATCCCAAAGATTTTGTATTCTCAGAAAATTTACATTTATTTATCGCCATATAGCCAGATTGCTCGTTCATGATTCCGTAGCGGTTACCACTTGGATCTATCGGAGCGTTTACAGTATCAACTATTTGGATACCAGAAATCTGTGTGTAACCTACACACGTTGTTGTCGCTAAACTCCTTACTCTTACTGGCAAATCCGAAGTTAAGGGGTTTATACTACTTATATCATTTATTGGTTTAATCATTAAGGAACGATAAGACAGCCCATTAATTACCACGTCTTCCAAATAAGCACCATCATCAATCCAAATAGTGATCGGTGCAGTAGTTATCAACGGAATGGTATTCACAGCCGTTTGGATAGTAGCATAGGGGTTTTCTTCTGTGCCATCACCAGTTTGGTCACTTCCGTTTTTCGAAACATAAATATCGATCGGTTCGTTATATCCGCCGATAATTTGTTGGACAGAGCTATTCAGCTGGTCTAACTCTTCTTTTTGATTGGATGCATCATTTGAAAGCTGACTGATTTCTTCGTCCGATTGATCTTCATGCGCTTTTAAACGAGCTTGTAGTGTTTCAAAGGTTTCTCCTCTATTGTTTACACGTGCATCCACTACTTCGTTAGGAGAATCACCGCCTGAATGAAGCACGATATTATCAATACGACTGTTCGTTGATTTGTCTTGATCAGACAATTTCTTCTCAAGATCATTGAGGTAGTCAATGTTTTTATTAAATTTCTCTTTCCATTCCGTAGAGATACGGTTACTGATTAATTTTAATAACCCCATCAAATCACTCCTTTCTTCGCCATTTCAGCGAGTATCGACGTCATTGTTTTCTTTGTGTTGCTCAATGTGATTTCTGGTGGCTTATTTGGTATCGCTGGATACGTCTTGATTCCTACCACTTGAATGTACGTATTAATATTCAAAGGTTCATAAATGAATGGGATGTGATCGCCTTTGTTGGGACTGATTTTCCATTTCAAGGTTACGGATCCCGAAATACTTGGATAGTCTTGCAAGTCTGTCTTTAACCGCTCGAGCATGTTCCCTGATATGGTATACCGTTCGTCTTTAATAGGGTCTTGTATCCTGATTCCCCATTTCTGTGATTCAGGACTTGTGTAAGTGATAGGAGTAAATCTATAGTCACTATCTTTAGGATCCTCAGTATTTGCGCCATCTTTCAATTTTCCATAACCTTTGATTTGCGTCTTCAAGGAATACGTATCAATATCGAAAGACACTTCATCTGTATTGTATTTATAGCGAATCTGTTCTTCCGTCCGCTGGCCGTACTCACTGGCAGGATAGAAAGTTAGATGTTTATTATTCGGAATCACGACTGCATTATAGTCAGACAGAATCTCATTGATCAGCTTCAAGTAATTCGCATTACCGAAGTTTTCTTGTTCGACTGTAAGAAATTTCTTATTTGGATCAATGACTTCCCATGTAAAGCCGCGACTCCCTGCACTAAATACATGCGTGAGTAACTGACTAATAGATCTCGCACCAGTTACTGTATCGTACTGATAACCATCTTGAACGGTGTAATAGATATGTGTCGCAACTACTTGTTTCGTCAACAATTGTCCAAGTGCGTTACGAGTCATTTCTTTGATCACAAATTCCTGTCCGTTGTAGAAAACAGAAGACTCGTATTCGACTAAATCAAATACTTCTTGATTCAACGAATTGCTGGTAACGGTAAAGCCAATCTCCCACGTTTCATTTTGTTGCCAATTTTCGTAAAAAGAACCCTTATCGTAGTTAATAAGGATTTCCTCTTTTGTTTCTTCATAATTACGTATTAATATGTTTTTCAAAGTATCACCTACTTATACAAGAAACGGAAATCCCAAGAAGATTTCACTCTAGTAATATTTTGAATTTCGATTTCATTTACTCCTTCAGCTAAAGTGATTAGTCCGTGGTTTGTATCAATACCACAACTTACACCATTCAATTTTGGGTATACACCATCCAAAACTAACGTCTGCCCTAAATTAGTTGAGAGAGAAGGATAATAAATAAAACGATCGCCTGTGGTCTTGTTGAAAATCGTCACATTTCCTTCTGATTCTCCTTCTAATACGATCCGCAGATAATGTTCACGTGGATCAATTTCAAAGCTTCCAGCATTGTAAATAATGAAGTGACTAGTCTGATGCGTATACTTGTAATCTTCCGCCACTAGACCTTGCGAGAACTGCCATTCTTCCTCTAGATTGAAATCCGTTAAAGTAGTTGCGATGGATTCAGAATATCCTCTGATAGCTTCCAGATTTACAGTATATCTTGTGTAAATTACGCATTTTCTTTCATCGTCAATAGAATCATAAACTACTCGATATTTTTTACCTGGCTCTTTGCTGTAAATTAGATAAAATTCCGGTTCTCTAGTAAACAATTCGCGGAGTTCCGTCTTTTGTAAAACTAAGTCAAACATCGATTGCTCTCTACTTCGAATGTCAAATGAGAGAGTAATAGGAAAAGCGTCAAACGAGCTGTTCGAAAGACGCTTTCCATTCGTTCCAGAAAACTCAACAAACTCATTTTTGCCACTGGCATACCTATATTAATCTCAATCAATCTCAGATAAGAATTATTTGTCAATTCGACAACTTCATCAGAAAATTCAAGATATACACGAGTTTTCTCATTCATTAACCTATTCTCCTCTCATGTACGATCTACGATTCAATACTTTTCCAAAACGTTGATCCATATTATCCCCTACTAAAGTTCCATCTAAATAACTTGAGACCCGTACTGGCTGTTTTGCAATTACTTGTGCAAGCTTTTCAACATCAAATTGTTTATGATTGTTATAGGTATTATTAACTATTTGTGATCCAACAGATGCCATCCCCATCCTCGAAGTACCAAGTGCTGATTCTGGCGTGATAGAATTCATCAAACCATTAGAAAGCTTATTCATTGCTGAATATGCAGATTTCGCATCTGCCTCGATACCTACAGCTATTCCTTGAGGGATGAACTTACCAACATAATCTCTCATCCAACGTGATGGAGAATGAATTCCAAGCGCGCCAGTTATTTTGTCTTTAATGTTTCCCGCTACTTCAGAAATTTTAGAAGCAACTGCTCCAACCATTGAACCGATACCGTTAATTAATCCTTGTATGATGTTTGAACCAATTTCAAATAAATCAATTCCACTCAAAGTATCTATTATAGAGTTTCCTATATTAGATACTGCACTGGTTACTGATCCTATCACACTAAGGATCCCAGAAACTAAGTTTCTAATTAAATTGGCTCCAGCATTCACCATTTGTCCAAGAAACTGAGCTATGGTACTCAATAATCCAGTAATTAATCTCGCTCCAGCTGATAATAATTGTCCCAATAAGCTCAAGATTCCTCTAATAAGTGCGTTGATCAATTGAACACCAGCTGATAAAAGTTGTGGTATAGCACCTACTAAAGCTTTGAACAAAGCAGCCATTAATTGAATAGCAGCTGATACTAATTGAGGAAGTACTGAGATCACTCCATCTACCAACGCAACAATCAATTTAATACCCGCTGATATCAATTGAGGCAAAGCACTAATCAACGCATTAACTAGGGCAATAGTGATTTGAATTGCCGCTGCAACCAACTGTGGTAATATCGAGATTATTCCTTGTATTAATGCTAATAACAGCTGAATGCCAGCAGCAATAATTTGCGGAAGTGCACTGATTAATGCACTAATCAAAGCCATTGTGATTTGGATAGCAGCATTTATTAACAACGGAAGAATAGAAATTATGCCTCCGATAAGCGCCATTAACATTTGTATTCCTGCAGAAATTAATGTCGGTAAAGCTTCAATAATTGTTGTTAGCAAAGTAGTAACGATAACGGTAGATGCTTCAACAAGTTGAGGCAATGCAGTTATTATCGCATTCACGAGAGAAGTGATGATTTGTAATCCAACTTCTAAAAGCATAGGTAGTACTGTTAAGAACCCATCAATCAGTGTATTAATAATCTGAATGACAACTTCAATTATCGTAGGTAGTGCTGCTACGATCCCTTGAATAAGCATAGTTAACAAATTTGTGCCAACTTCAATAATTTTTGGTAGAAGCTCAGCAAAAGCAGAAATGAGTTTTGTAATTATCTCTGTTGCAGCCAACAGCAGTGCGGGAAGAGCTAATGAAATGCCTTGTACAATAGTAGTTATTATTTTCGTGGCTATTTCAATCAATTTAGGTAAATAAGTAACAATTGCATCCGTCAATGTTTGAATAAGCTGTATAGCTATCTCTGTTAGTTGCGGTAACATTTCAACTATTTTGTCGACAATACTTGTAATCACAGAAGTAATACTTTCGATAATTTGCGGGAGATATTGAGAGATAGAATCTGCCACATTCCTAATTGTTTCACTTAATTGATCAAACACTTTTGTGATTCCATCTGCACTAAAATCGCCAGTTTTAGCCCACGCAGATATAAGTGAAATAATTAAAGAAACTGCTAATCCGAATGGACCAGTAAGCCCTATTGCTGCTATTGCTACTTTAGTCAAAATGCCGATAACTAGAGAAACTGCTCCGCCGACTTTACCAAAAGCTCCTCCAAATTTTTCCAGCAGATTACCTGCCAATTCTATACCAGAAGAAAAAATCCCTGACAATACAGAGCCTATTTGCGAAAGAGTAGAGCCAAATCTTTCTATGCCAGAAGAAACAATTCTTTTTACTGCATCAACAAAATTAAAAAAAGCTGGTACCGCTACTGAAGCAATTGCTGATCCGACTTCGACAACTTTTTGAAATCCTTTAACAAGATAGTTTCCTACTGTATCAGCTACTTTTTGAAGTGTAGGTAATATAGAAATAAAGACTCCTTTTAGATATTCAAATGACTTAATCAGTCCAGATTTTACAACTTCAATAGTTTTATTTATACCATTTCGAAACGTTTCACTTGTTTTATAAAAATAGATGAAAGCTGCAACTGCTGCTCCTATAACACCTGAAAGTAGTTGAAATACCGTCAGACCAGCTGGAATAATAGCAGATAACAATGCGTAAGCTGTTCCAGATACTCCAAACATGCTGACCATACTACCTAGGGCCGTTATCACTCCATAGATTTTTCCTATAAAACTTATTAATGTACCTAGAGCTAATGCTGTTTTGAAGCCTACATACGCTCCAGTGGCTGCAATAAAAGCTGGAGCTAACAATTCCACAATGTCTAATAGGCCTTGAAAAGCAGAAATCATATCATCAGTATTATCTATCAATATGTCCATTATTTTTGACATTTCTTCAAATGATTTATTAATAATAGATTTCATACTATCAATATTTTGAGCAATAGTTTTACCAGTAAGTTTTTGCACCAGTTCATCAAACTTAGTAATAAGATTAGCTACACCTTTAGAAACAGCATTACTTAGATTTCCGAATGAAGTAGCGATCCCTAGCGAATTCTCCTTTGCCAAGGTTGCCAACATTCCTGTTCCAGTTCCTAGCTCAATCAGTTTATCTTGGAATTGATCAAATGTTACTGTTCCTTCTTTAAGCGCATTATAGAGATCTCTTTGAGCTGATTTCCCAACAAATCCCATTGCTTCAGCTGTTTTTTGCAAAGCAAGGGGCATGGTTTCTTGTAAAGTTTTCCAGCTCTCTAAGTCGACTTGCCCAGTTGAAAGCATCTGGTTATACTGTTGCATACCTCGACTGGCATCTTCTGTTGAAGCGCCAGACGCAAGAAATGCATTGTTTAATGCTAAAACAGTGTCTGTGGATCTATCTAAATCTCCAGTGATTGCTGTCATTTGCTGTGTACTTGCCACAACATCATCTAATTTCGTTGGCAAACCATCAATTCCATCGGATAATTTGTTAATGGATTTCTGAGAGTCCTCTGCACTAAAACCTAAAGCTTTCATTACTTTAGGGAATTTTTGCATAGTATCGAAACGGCTAATTGCGGAATCTAGCGAATTCTTTAAAACATTAAAAGCAGCCGCTGCAACTTTAACGAGACCTAAGGAAACAACTAAATTTTTAATTGAGGCTCCTGCTTTATTACTCTTACCTTCTAACTGATCAAGACCCTTGTTAAGTATGGTAACGCCTTTGCCATCCACATCAACTTCTATCTCTACTCTTCCATCAGCCATCGTCTTCACCTACCTCCGAATCAGGCAATGCATATTTTTGTTGTAGCTTTCTCATGCGTTCTTTTTCTTTAGCTGATTCTCCTTTGCTCGGTTCCCATGTCCTAATCTGGATGATTCGAGCAAGAATGGTGTCGTCTGGCAAACTCTCAAGCAACGCTTGGAATTCTTCCCACATCATCCGTCCTTGCTCTTCAAATAGATTGATGCCAATTTGTCTGAACGATGCATAGATGTATTTAGCATCATGAACTAGGCTGATGGTCTTTTTTTCTTTAACTGCATTAGGCATAGGATTGCCTAAACGATCAGTTTCAAAACCATCACTATCTCCTACAGAAATATAATTTTCTAAAATGTGGTTAAATAATAAAAACTGTTGTTCAGACGGGCCTTGAAAATTTTTTTCAAAGTCACTGATCAACAGTTCTAAACACATATTCACTTTTTCTTCTGGAAACAAATCACTATCTTCCAAAATATCAAAAACATCTAGTACATTATCAAATGTTAAATCGATAGGTAATTCTATACCATCAAACTCTATCGAAGTGACTAACGGGTCATTTAACCGCATTTAATCACCTACTTCTTTTTCTTATTTTTCAATGCTTTCTTTTTCAATAAATCAGCTTTCTTCTTAGAAAGACTATCTTTACGTTTCAAGGCTTCTTTTTCGATTGCTTCCGCAACTTCAAAAGAAATTGGATCAAACAAGTCTATTAATTGCTCAACATCACGATGAACAGAATAAATTTTTTCAAATGATCCTTCACCAAGCAACGAATCATATTCTGCTTTAGCTAGACTTTTCGTTAGATTAATAATCTTAACAGCATCTTCTTTTTCTGGTTGTTCGATATTCTTGATCTGTTTAAGTTGTTGTTTGAGTTCCTTAACTTGTTCCTCAAATTCAGCTTGAGTATCAAAAAAACGTGTCAGTTCTTCTGGAGTAGTACCGAAAAAGAACTCTACTTCTCCAATATTGATAGGAAACCCTTTTTTCTCTATTTGAAATGATAGTTTGTTAGTCATGTTATCCTCCTAAAAAAGCTGCCCAGACGGACAGTTCGGCTTATTTTTTGATTAATACTACTGATCTGGACCAAGCAGAACCTATGAATGGACCATCGTGTAAATATCGCGCTTTTTCGATTTCATCTTTTCCTTTTCCTAAAACGTTATACGCTTGAACATACAGATAAATTTTATTTCCTGGCTCTAATGTCGGAACATCTTCAGCCGCTAACGTCCATGAGGTTTTTTCCGAATATCCCATCATTGTTGCATCATGAGGATCAGATTGATTAGCATTGCTATAGTGTATAACATAGGCCTGTGCTTTTGGTACGGCATCCCAAGAAAGAGAAATCGATCCATCATTCAAAACCCCAGTTACGTTCTGGGGTGCATTAGGGTGCAACAGGGACGTCTTTTGCTTCTGGTGTGCTATCAAATGCGATAACGCATGAAAAATCACCGTATGCAGTAGCATCGCCGACCTGAGCAACTGGCTCTGTTACTGTTGCTTTACCAATACGTTGTTTTTTACCAGATGCAGATACTACTTTGAACCACACTTTCCGAGCATCTCCTGATTTTCCAATCATGGCCTCAATAGCCGCCATCGCAGCATCATCTTCATCGTATAAACCTGTAAATGAATAACCTAACTGATGAGAAGTAACGTCTGTCTCCCCTTCGCCGTTCCCATCATAGTAGCCAGTAGTTTCAGATTCTTCGTTCGAATTATCATCAACATTGGAAATCCACTTTGCTAACTCCAACCAGCCGTCTTCGCTTGGTGTATCAGCATTAGTAGTTGTAATTAATTGAATAAAATAGCTTTGTAAGGCATTTTTGCGTCTCATTTATTTTCCCCCTCAAATGTGGTTAATTTTGTTTGAAAATCTAATAAAAAAACGAACCAACCTTGTTCATCAGCATCATTGATGAAAGGTTTGCTCGTTATAGTTAAATTGTTAAATTCAAAAGATCCATCAGAGCTAGCAACGTCTGACACACGCTCTAACGAATCAGAGATAAGCCAAAGCGTTTGCTCAATTCTATGACCATCTTTTGACTTCATCGCAATTTCAAAATTTAGTTGTACATCTTTAATACCGTCATAGTATTCCACAAGATTTTGTCCGCCTGGTAATGGGTAAATTACTAAGCTTTCGTCAGCAGAAAGATAGCCTTTTTTCATTTTTAACGGCAGTTCTGGAATACTATTAATCTTATCTTTTATCCGATCTATAAAATCCATTATTGGATACCAGCTCCTTTCAGATACGCTTTTTTCCAAGAAGGCATATACAGTGATTTTGCTTTAAGATCCCATCTTGGACCTGTTCCTGGAGTAGTATATTTTTTTCCATTTAGATAGAACTGTCTCCTTGCGTATTTCGTTTCATACAGAATAGCGCTACCGTCACCTTTGATATGCGCACTTTGTCGAAGGATATTATTCTTTTTAGGTACAAATGAGTTCATGTCAGCCATTGCTTGGTTGGCTAATGCGTATCTCCCTCGCTTCATAGTCTGTGGGCTGACTTTAGCTCTAACTCCATCAAGATTAACTTTAATACTCATCAAATCACCTCTAATTCGTATGAATAGATAGCATCTGAATACGCTTCTATAATTGTATCGATCTTAGTGATGACATGTTCTTTACTATCATAAATAACTAATGATTGTTCTTTAAAATTCGGTAAAGGGGTAGTTAAAGTCTTATAACAAAAAATTACTGCACTATAGAGCAACTGCTTGCCACTTGGTGAAAAAGAATACTGACTTCCTCGGTCAATCCGACAATTTTCGATAGTTACATAATCTCCATAAATAGGTTGGTTATAGTCTCCTTCTCCTAAATATTCTCGATAAATAAAAGAATCCACTAGAAATTGTACTGGAGGTTTAGGCATTACCATGATAGTACACCTCGATATAACAAACCCGTTCCTTCTAAATAAATATAGATATCCTCGGCAACAAGTGATTTACTCTCATTTTTTCCTGAAGGATTATATCTACTAGAGTTTGAGATACTTGTTCTACCAGCAGAAAAGCTTTGTGGTGTATTATTGATACTTTCATAAGTATCTGCTCCAACTTCATCGAAATATATAATTTGTGAACATAAAGCTAGCTTAAATTGTTTTACACGAAAACCAATTGGATCTTCCTCAATTTATTAAATTGATAAAAATAGTTAGTGATGCTATCTAGAACAGCAGTTGCTTTTGACAAATGCTTTTCGAAAGCAGCTTCAAAGTCATCTGTTTTCCCAGTAAGATCTTTGAATTCTTCAAATTCAATATAAGGCATATAATATCCCTCCTTATTAAAAGAAGAGGGAACTATGCCCCTCCTCCTGCTTCTGTTACAGTAACTTCGCATGTCGCTGTTTTACCATTTACTGTTGTCGCAGTAATTGTAGCTGTTCCTTTGGCAATACCTGTGACTTTTCCTTGTACAGGAGTTACAGTAGCAATTGCTGTATTGCTAGAAGAAAACTGAACAGATTTATCAGCTGCATTTTCAGGCGAAACAGTTGCTGTTAACGTTTCAGTCGCCCCTACTTCAAGCGTTAGAGTTGTTTTGTTCAACGTAACACTTGAAGGGGCTACGCTTTTGGGACGTAAGAAATATAGATTGCTTTTTTAGCGTTGTCGAATACGATAGCATCATAGTAATCTAAACCTTTAATCGTATCTCGATAGCCGCTTCGATCTTGTGATGCCGGCACTGTGTCAACCGTACCAAACTTAACAATAGGTGCCACTGCAGTTAGTGGAACGATAATGAAGTTAAGTGTGTCTTCAATAGTTATTCCGGAAAAACGATCTTTCGCTACTTTTAGAATAGGAACACCGCCATCAATCTGAGCTACTGTTCTATCAATTCCATTAATAGACATTTGGTTTGTCGTGAATGTTTTGCTAACACCTTTGGCATTTTTTAATAAACGATAAGTAGCTGCTGATACAAACATTACGTAGCCACCAGGTACTTCATTGTCAGTCATATATTCTTCAGCGGCATCATATGCAGCTAGAATATTATCTTCCGTTAAAGTTTCGTTCACTTTTTTACCTGCATTGTCATACATTACTTGAACAGCAACTTTATCACGATGAGGAACTGTAATTAGTCGTTTATGTTCTGACAATATTATTAATAGTCAACGCTGCACTTTCTGACTGATCTAATTGATCTACATCATAACCGAACCAGTCTTCATGAGTAAGCTTGATTGTCTCTTTTTCAATACTAATTTGATTGCGTGCATTTTCTCCATTGCGTTTGTATTGTGTTGCATACACGAATCCTGACATTTTGTTGATACGTACTTCGTTTGCCCCGACAAAGTCAGCTGCAGTGATACTTTTTGCACCTTGTGTTAAGACATCCCATACTTGGGAATCAGCTCTAAATTCTTTGTCAATGGTTGCTAAATCTTTTGAGTCTAATACTAAAGCCATATTTATTCACCTAATCTTTCTTGAATTTTTTGTACAATACTTTTACCACCCGCTGTAGAACCAGCAGGATTTCCAGGGGTAACAATCGTTGGTGTCGGCGGAGTTGGTTCAGGGTCTTTTGCTTCTTGAAATAAGAATGATTTACTTTCTTGAAGTCCTTTTAATTGTTCTTCAAAACCTTGTAATTTACCGTCGACAACTTTAATAGTGTCTTTATCTAGTTGACCAAGCACAATTTCTTCATCAAGCGCATTCGCTTCTTTCAAAGCTAACTTGATAGCGAAATCTTTCTGCTGCTCTGCAAGTTTTGTTTCAGAATCAGATTTGGCAGCATCAAATTTACTTTGTAAATCTGCAAGTTGTTGAGTCAGTCCCTCGTTACCTTTTGCAGCTTCTTTAAGTGCATCTAGTTCTGTTTGGTTAGAGTTAAGCTGTTCTTTGAACTGATCACGTTCTTGTTCTGCAGTAGCTACTTGAGCATTTAACTGCGTAACAGTTTTCCCATGTAAAGCCATAACTGATTTAGCAATTTCTTCGTCAATTCCTAAAGCGATAAGATCTTCTTTTTTCATTTTCTTTTCCTCCTAAGTGTTTTTAGAGTGGCAACTCCCACTGTGAGCCGTCTTTAGAGACTTCCGAGCAGGTCTAGGCAAAATAAAAAAGCCTAATCGTTGATTAAACTTAGAAATCATCATAGTGAAAATCTTTCAGTAAGGTATTAATAGGTGTGTATACCTTCTCTCTTACGTAATTTCTACTCAAATACTCATTAGAATCAACTAGAGTACGCAATCGACTTGTGCGGCTCTAATTCTCTTCGCCCACTCTTTTGCGTTTTCGTCTTGTCTGAGAGCTTCTGAGACCATTCTATTCTTTTTATATTTCACAATCTGACGTTCTAGGTAGCGTTGCTTCTTAGTTAACTCCGCAACCTTTTTATTTTCTTTTTCGTTGAATTTAGGTTGATTATTTGTATTGACACTAGGAATAAATGGGATATGCATATGTTGACAATTTACACCTCGGTGCCCGCCTGCAGTTCATATTCTGCTTGCCAATATGGATCGTAAATACTTCTATATTTCCAATTGGGAGGTAATTCAGACATGGGTCGTAAGTCAACCACATGACCTTGAATCTTTGAACATGCTTGCCTTGCTCCCATATGGCTTGTGACTAGCACTGTGTGGACACTATACTCGCTCATGCGGTCTTTTCTTAATGTGTCATAGGTATTTGATAGGTAGACTTTAAAACTGTTCTAACATACCGTTCTAGGCTCCATGTATGCCCTCCCTTATCAATAAAAGTAGACTTAATACCTTTTTGAGCCCATCCTTGAATCGTTCTTTCTAGTGCTTCATCGAATGTAAAAAGACCGCTGTTAAATGCAGCAGTCGTTTTGTTAATTATTTCTGTGTACATTTGAGCGGTAGCTGTTCCGTAGCCAAAATTGGTAGATAGTAACGTTTGATTCACATAATTGTTTATGTCAGACCATACTTGATCATGATAAGCTTTCATGACATTGTCTAGGTTCGATGGCAAAGTCTTAGGATCGTAAGGTAGTTGTTTGTTTAAGTCTCTGATTATCTTTCTCCTGAGCTATCAAACATACTTTCAATTTCAGATTCAGCAATTCCTGTTATTTGAGAAATCACTTTTGCAGTTTCTTTATTAAATAGATGCAACTGTTGCAGTTTTTCTCTTTGCCAATCTAAAATATTATCGTGCCCACTATTCAATCGTTTGATGATAATACGTATTAATTCGCCTTCTAACGATTGATATAGATGAGCCATATTAGAAGACCATAAGTCTAACTGATGTGGAGAAACCATTATTCTTCACTTCCTAATTGTCCCTCAATTATGTTTTGCTCATGCTCTGAGTAATCCATATCAAGAGTTTCAGCCCTAATCTCATATACTATCCTTTTTGCTTCTTTTTCTGTAACTCCAGTAAGTTTTTGAATAGCAGTTAACTTAGATGTTAAGCCAGCTGTTACTAGTTTAGAGTAATAATCAGCCTTGGCATCTTGCGATTGGAAAACACCATCATCAAAGTCGATATTTATTCCTAATTCTTTGACAGGATTAAATAACTTGTATGCCTCAGCAAGTTCAAAAATCGTAGTGATCAATTCTTTCAACGCTTCTTCTACAATAAAGAACATTATCTTACCGAGTAGAAAAAGTTTCAGAGTTTTCACTAATTATCTCAGTCGCTGTTTTAACAGACTGGCCATCAAAACTAAATGTTCCACTAGAAAAGCCTGTCTGGAGCTCAATAATTCGCAAAATGAAATTGATACTTGCTATAAATTCAGTTGATCGCAATGATGGAGCGAATTCATCAATAAAGGTTCATCAGATTTAAGCTGCTGAAAAACAGATGTTTTACTGTCAAACCGCTTCACTGGTTTTCCATTGCTGTCATATTTAACTCTGAAAAAGTGATCAGATGCTAAAATTTTCCTTCTAGCTTCTTCTATTTCCCACATAAACTCATCGTATTTCATTGATATCTGCCAATTGTCGCTTAGCGTTGTCGATCACACCCAAACTTAGTGGGCTATCTAAATTAATATTATTTTTACCCGCTAGCTTTATATACACAAAAAGGACGACTAAAACCATCTAAGATTGTCTCCTCCTGCAGATTTTTGTACTTTTCTAAAGAGTTGAGAGGAATCCTCACACCAACTTGCTTTTGTTCTTCAGATCGATACAATTCGTTTCTGATGCGGTACTTTCCGTCAACCCATTCATGAAATTCTAGCAAAGTATAATAGATTGTCTTTTGTCCCTCGGCTTGCTGAGTTACAGTAGCGATAGCTGCTTTCTGAAATATCATTGGTATTGGATTGTAGAGGGAAAAATGTATCAGCTCGACAAAATGAAATTTTGATTTTACCTGAATTAGTATCTACGTAAGGCCTCAAAGCTAAACCGCCAATGGCATAACCAGCCTCTAGCTCTTCTCCGAAGTTTTTCCTGAATTTATTGTCAGCAAATACCGACTGCAAAAATTCATCAGCTTTTTCATCATCCAAACTGATGTTGCATCCATCGTTGAATACTAGCTTAGATAACTTTCTGGACACTACTTTGGATACGTTCAACGAGTGAAAAGGACGCGTCTGCCTATAACCATCACTATTGATATATTCTATGTCCCCATAAACGTTTCTATAAATTTCTTTATTGTTCCTTATTCGACTTAATTCGCTATCGCTCATAGCAATCTTTGGATGATCTGTGATACTATTCAATGTTTCAACCATTCCTATTTTGCACCTCCAATCCTAAACAAAGCTTTTAATTTATCGAACATTTGTCCACCTCTTTTCTAGGCGATGTAAGTTTTGTAGAAATAATTGTTTCCATATCTCGCTTCATCGAGAGCGTGATTATATTTATCAATCGGTAATCCATTGTCATTTCTTACGTACATAGATATTTCTTTTTCAAAATTATAGTGGTCATATTCTTCTCCGTTTTCCAAGATAATGAATTGTCCACTAGTCATTGTATTTTGGAGACGTTCAATGCCGACTTCGATTTTCAATCCATTACTCGAAACTTTGTCAGAACTATTATTATCAGCTTTATCAGTCTCAATACCAATTAAATCCAGTTCTGTTCTTAGTGTTTTACATGCTGGATCGACAAAGAACCAGTTCCATCGAGGAAGATGTTTCCATTTTGTATAGCACCACTCGACAAACTTTTTGATTTCTTTAGCGTATATAGACATCGCCTTGGTTTCTCCAGTCTCAGTTCCGCTATGATAGTAGTTAGCTAAACGATACAAATAAAACTTTCTTCGTGATGAGTAACCACCCAAAAAGCACAAGTCGTAGCATCAGCTTGCCCACCATCTGCAGAAAAAAATGTTTCAATTATATTTCCCTTTATCTCGGTAGCTTTTGTTGTTCTTGCCAAACATAGCATAGATAACACCTTGCGGTAATACTCGATGTCCGTACCAGTCACGTTCTAGAAGATATTCACTACTAGAAAGCTCATCAAAAAGTTCTTTCTTTCGCTCCTCACTTAAAATTGGATTGTCGTTCGGTGTCCAATGACGAAATAAAAACGTCCTGACTTCTCAAAACGTTCAAGCAATTCAAGATTAGAATGGTTTGGCGCTGGTGGATTCTGTTCTCCTAAGTGGTAACGCCATTCAGCGGCAAATGTCCGTCTAAAGCATTCATTGATAAAGTCTTTGTGCAATAGATTAAATTCGAGAAATGTCACCGTTCCTAAAGACATACCCGTGATAGCCCCAACAGAGTTTATCTTCCCTCCGCCTTTATAATAAATTTTCTTTTCACCGTTTGGAGCATATAACAACAGATGATCACCATGTTCATCGTGTCGTATATCGGAACAACCATCAAATATATGAACCAAGCCTAATCCATCTCCATCCATAAACATTCGATAAGCTTGTTCCTGGTTATAAGCAGTTACAAGATGGTTTTGATCAGGGGATCTCAAATACAAATCAGCCATTTTAAAAAAATCGGAAGTTGTCTTCCCACTACGAGGTGTTCCTTCATTCAATTCAAAAGTAATCCCTTGAACCACTTGATTAATATTGCTAATCTGCTTCGGGCTAAACTTCAGCTTCATTACTTCCATCACCTCCAGATTTAACATCTAAGAGAGCTTGAAGCAGATCATTGACTTTTCCTCCAGCAGTTAACTTATCTGCTTTATTTTCAATTATTTTTGCTTCAGCAATTGCCTTTCTAACCTGAGCCTTAGATAGTTTGTCTGAACCATTAACGTGATTATAAAGCAACTCAAGAGCTTTAAGTTTAGGATGAAACTTCACTTCTAAAGATGAATCTATAACTTCTTCTCCATCGCCAATCGGTCGTAAAGTTCGATTACTTTTTATAGCTCGAATTACACTCGTATCTAAATTATCACTTGAAAGCATGGTTATATTTCCATCTTGATCCCAAGTCATATATTCTCCGATGTCCGAAAAAGCAATTTTAGCTATTTCTTGGATCACACGATCAGCAGTTATTTCTGTTCTACGACTTCTTTCATTCATTAATTCAGAAATACGAGTTTGAATTTCAACATTTTTCAACAACCGTTGTCCTTGAGAATATGCAGTTTTGCTGGAATATCCGGCTCGAATGGCCGCTTGCGTTGCATTAAGATCAATTAGATATTCTTTTGCAAATTGTTCTTGTTTATTATTTTTTAGTTCAACCATTCTCACCACCTCTCAGTTTCTTGATTGTACTTAAATATACTTTGAAAGATTTTCCTGTATGTGTTTATCTGAATAGAAGCCATGACCGCAATAAACAAGTTTGCATTTATCAATCTCTTTTGGCGTAGCTTCTCTGGTCATTTCAATGATGGAGTATTTCTTTTTAATCTGGACTGACTGAACCACTCTGATTGGATCATCTGTGTTGGGTTGTGGATACCTATTCGTTAGTGATACATACCAGTAGTTTCTCATCGGCTTGCCTCCCTATAATATGTATGAAATAGCCAATGACAACAAATAGATAATAAGAACGTTTTAGGAGGAGTTGAGTTCACATCCTTTTTATTTATGTTAGTTGCCACTGACTATCGTTAAAAAGAAGCATCAAAAACGATGCATGTTTTATTTTTGAAGAACAATTATTCGGAATAAAAGAATGAATTAACTTGTGAGTGTCTCATCTAATAATTGCCTTCACTTATAGGTGGGAATGGTTTACAAATTTTTAGCTAATCTCAAAAAGGTTGATTTGGTGTCCATATTCAAAATAATTATCGATTTTATTTTTATCCTCTGAGACATGGATTTGACTGTTCCAACAGCTAAGTCCATTTTTTTCAGCAGCTTCTCCATAAGTGCATAGATCTTTATTGATCAGATGGATAATGTCAGTTCTTTATTAGACAATAAAGATTCTATCTCCGTCACTTGGAGCAATTTCTTTTTTCTTTGGGGAAATCGTCTTTCAGCTGGTTTTTCTATTTCTTGCAAGTAAACTTGATAACTCATAACATCGATCTGCCACTTTAATGGCTCTCCTATGTTTTTGGTATCTTCTTAGCTTGTTCATCATCAAATGTTTTTTCTCTCCCTGTTTCTAGCAAAATAAAGCATATTCTGTTGTTGATATAGCTTCTGCTATCACTTTTTGGTCTGCGATGTCTTGAGGAGTGCGATCATCTATTAATTTTATGTATCACTCTCCATTTTCGTTAACAGGCACGCGATATCGTTTATTTAAAATTTTTTGATGCTGTTTTTTCAATATATTCAAGTCAGTTTTGTATTCTTGAATCAACTCATTCATATAGATAGCCTCCTCAATTTCGCAAAAAAGGCGGACACAAATCAACAAGAAAATTCTCGTTAACTTGTATCCGCCAGTTTTCTGGTAGGATAATGTTTAAATAATTGTTTTACTTCTTCTTTAACTTGCTTAACTTTATTGCAATGAGACTCTATACTGTTGTTCCAAACGAAGGAAGCTCGACACTTTTCATTTGACCGTTTGAAATAATGATTAAACAATGTTCTCCTTGCATTTTTTCAATGTCGCTTAATTCAATTACCTTTAGCTCCATAGCTGCCTCCTGTGATATAATAGACTTACCTTGGCAGGGGCAAATCATATTTGTCACGAGCAGCGAGCTAATAATGGCTTGCTGTTTATGTTTATTAACAATATTATGCTGATAATGAATTCACTATTATCTCCTTCAATAATTCTTCATACTTTATATTTAGCAATAAACTCATCGATATCTTTGATGTCATATTTTGGACGGCTGTTTTCACCGAATATGATTACTTTCAATCCTTTTTTTACCCACTCATTGATCGTTCCTGCAGATGTCCCTGTATAATGAACTGCTTCTTTTTTGAGTCAGATAGCGTTTAGGCACATATCCTACTAACAATGAGTCTAAGTCATTTTTATTGATAAATTTGTCATTCATATTGATTTCTCCTTATATAAACTTATAATTCTGTTTTTATAATCTCCATATCCACCAATCTCACTACAGCCAAATTCTCTTTACTTTTCGCTAATAACTTGTCGCATTCCATCGTGTTTTCAATACGAATGATTGCAGAATGATTATAGACGTGTTCTACATATCCACGAAACGGATAGATGAACTCCTCTGCTTCGCAGCGAACCATGTCACCGACTTTGAATTTTGGTTTCTTACGTGTTTTAGGGTTCTTTGTCGGCATATCTAGCATTAAACCGCCGATACCATGACTACTAGCGTAAAATCCGTCTTTTAGTTTCATTCTTCTTCCTCCCATTTACAATCATCATTTAATATTGAAATTCCAAACTTTCGAATAGCGTCCACTTGCATCTGCAACACACTGACTTGCCACTTATATGCTTCTTCTACAGAAACTCCGTATTCTTTTTCAAACTTTGCCTTTAGCACATTCAGTTCCTGCTTCTTTAGTTTTGTTACTCTGCGACGTCTGTTGTTCATTCTAATTCCTCCAAATACTTATATTCGTGTCCTTTTTTATCAACGTGATTCCGCCACGCGTATGTCCGAATAGTTCCGCTCGTATATCCAGTTTCTGCAGACAACTCTCTTGCCGTTCCTTGCATCAAAATGTTACCTTCATACAAAACAACGATGATTTTTCCTTTGCGAAGTTTCCGCTTATCAGGCTTTTTTCGTATACGTCCGTTAGCAATCTTTTCTAGACTCTGAACTTCAGCAACCACTGCTTCATCTTCTTGCCAGTTCTCATCTTGAATCAGCAACATTAATTTTCGCCAAGCCGCTTTCTTATCCACGCTCATTCCTCCAATCGATGGATTTCCCTTCTTAAATTCTCTATGTGCAAATCGATTGCCTTCCTCGCCGTTTCATTGACCATCACTGCCTTTGTTCGTTCCAGATCGTCAATCTCACGCTGAAGGCTTCGAATACGCATTTGAATCACTTCTTCTGTTGTCATGATGGACCACCTCGTTAAAAACGCTCTTCCTTGAACGTATTCCGATATTTTTTAGCTAAAATCAACGGAACTTGATATTTATGACAAAACAACTTTGCCTTGATCTTAAAGTCTTTTGTCTGCATTCCTTTGACATCTACGACTTTGACAAGTTTGCCGTTTTATAAAATGTGAAGTCAGGAATATACTCGATCTTGCGATACTTCTTTCCTTCTAGTTCAAATTCGGCATCAGCTCAAATCTTTCCTGAAGTTTTACTTTCCAGCTGTTCGCTTCCGCTTGCCACAAAGCTAGATCGTAGTACTCTGCTTCTGCGATAGAATCGAACTTGATACTCGATGGATAGTTTTTCGATTACGATATTTATTCATTCTCAAGAAGCGCCTCCTTCTTAGCCTGATAAGCAGCAAAGCGAGCTTCTAATTCTGCTTTTTTATCGGGATCTAGTGCCTTTTCTTCTTGAGGTTTGTTGACCCAATCAGGCAACTTTTCACGCCGTACATTGTTTTGACGTTTAGGAAGATAGTTTTGTTTTTTCTTGTTTTTAAAAGCTTCTTGGGCTTTTTCTGCTGATTCCATTGTCTTAATTCCTTGATTACTCCATGAATTTAATATCGCTTCAACGTATTTTTCAATCCTGGCATCTCAACGTTGTTTTCGAAAGCTAATTTAAAAGCAAAGAGAATCATATCTGCTCCCCAAGCTTTAATCATCGGTCCTAATGCTCCTTGCAAAAGTCCAGTAGGTGCTTTCCCCAGTTTTTTTGGATGAACTCATACACGCCTATATCATCTTCTTTATTTGTCTTGTTTTGTTTTGTATTGTTTATATAAGCTGAAGGATTTACTGTAGAATCTACTGAAGGATTTACTTCCCTATTTACTTTCGGATTTACTTTACTATCTACTGGAATATTTCCAGTAGCGGAGTTTTCTACCGTATTATCTACTGTAGTTTTTACTGTAAAATTTCCAGTTAGATCAGAAAGAATATAAACTCCAGCTTTTGTACGACCTCTCTTTTTATATTGAAGGAGTCCGTTTTGGATCAATTGATTACGATTGTTAATCAATGTTTTTTCAGACGTTTTAGTCATTGCTTGTAGCCTTGTATTGGCAATCGATAATTCGCTCTGCCATCCACTTTTGTTTGCTATAGCCATTAGCTTATACCAAAGCAGTTGGGGACCAGCGCCAAGCTCGTTATATTCAAGCCAATTGTCAAAAGCATTAAGCTGTCCGATGTAATCCAATTGTGTTCCTCCTTTCGTTTTGATGTTAAGAGGGAGATAACTCCCTCGCTATTTGTTTAATGGTGGATTTGATGCATCGAATAACCCAGTTTGAATATCTGAATCTTCTGCAGGTTGATCCATAACGGGTTCTACTGTTTTTCTTTCTGGCTCCATTTCTGATAGAGTTGTTTCTTCAATCAACTCTTCATTCTCGTTTAATCGGAAAACCTTCTCGTCCGATGTAACTGCCGTTTGCATCTCTACTGACAAAATTCCCCATTTTGAAAGAAGGTTACGTAATACTGTCTTAATAGCCATTGCATCGTAATTATCTTTCCAAGCACCTGTTAATTTATCTTTGTCAAAGCCTTTGGCATTTTTAATTCGATGAGCTTCTATTTCTTGTTTGGTCCAATAAACTGTTTTTTTGAATCCATTTAATAATTCGAAGAAACCTACATAACCGATGACTGTATCAGATTGTTTGGCTTTATAATCGAATTGAAATTCTTCTGTGAGAGGATTCCAGTCAATCAACTGACCTTCGTATATTTCTAAAGCATTTAGCGCTTTGTATTGACCAGATCGTTGTGCTAGCTGAATATAGCCTTTATACCCCAAGATAAATTGTGCTTCATTATGTGTAATCCATTCTTTTCCAACTTTTTCTTTTCTATTGAATGGAACAACATAGGCATATCCTAAATTTTTGTCGATGGGTAGATCCATAGTTGCTGCTTTTAGCGCGGAAGCAATAATGGTCATTGGTTCAGCTTTAGATAGATAGTTATCGCCACCAACTAAAGTCATGAGCGATCCCATAAAAGAATCCGATTTTTCATGTAGAATATCAGTAAATTTTTTCTTCATTGCTGGCGTACTCATCAAAGCTTTAAAACCTAACTTTGATGGGTCAACCACTTGAGTATTTTGTTCAGTCAGTTGTTTTTTTAACGATTCATTTGTTGCCATTGTTTTTCCTCCTTCAGTGGTAATCCACAAATCGTACAATAACTCCAGGTTGTTTCTCTAAATTCGCTTCCACAGCGGGTACATCTTTCCATTATTTAATCTCCTTTTCTGTCAATCTTCTGGATTCAGTAATGCTATAGATTTCTTCATCACTTGCGATATCTGGATATTTCTCTGCTAGTTTCTTCGTGTTCATGCGTTTAGTACTAACAAGTTTCCATCTGATGATGTTTCTTTGTGTAATACCGATACTTGCCTCACGTTTTCCTAGCTCGCTGATAATCTCGTTGTCTACTTGACGGATAGCTGACTCAATTTCTTTTTTCGTCCGCTTGAGTTCTCTTTTTTGCTCGATAAGTTCATCAAAACGTGATGGTAGAGCTGTTTGATTTTCTTCTACATCTGCATATTTTTCTTTTAAGAAGTCAGCAGTCGCTTCACTTCCATCAATTACAGGCTCGATACCTTCAACTACATTTGTTTCCCAAAATTCAACCAAGCGTTCTGTAATTGTATTGATTAATTCTTGATCTCTCGCAATTCGCTTCCAAATGAATCTTTGTCCGCCAATCAACACAGCGATATAACAATAATCTTTGTTTAAAACATTCATATAATGTTGAACCTGACAGAGATAGCTAAGCGGGACTTCTTCTCCTTCCCACTCTTTACCAAGAAATTGGTTAGCTGTTTTGCATTCAAGAATGGCGCTTTCCCCTACTACGTCACGATCAATATTTGCTCTTAAAAATGGATGTAATGGATGTTCAAATACTTGGTTTCTTCTGCGTACTTTTTTGCCTGTACGTTCCTGAAACTCTTTAGCAACCACTTCTTCTAAAACATTACCCCAATAAGCGGGCTCACTTCCTGATTCTTCAAGTACTACTTGTCCTGTTTTTTCTAGCCATAGTTGATAAGGAGATTTCCATTTATTCAATCCTAAAATTGTTCCAACATCCGAACCTCCGATGCCTTTCTTACGGTCTTCAAGCCATTCTTGACGGCTCATTTCTAAGGTAGATTTACTCATCGTCTTCCTCCTCTTTATGTGGCGTGCCCCATTCGGGAGTCGTCAAATACTGATCGAGCGCTTGTCCAAAATCATTCATTGTTTTAGCCTTCCTTTCGTGCTAAAATACAGTTAAGTTATTTTGATATGTTGCCGATTAGCGATTGCCGTCGCTGGTCGGTCTTTTTTGTGTTGGCATTTTGAAACTTTCTCTTACAGCAGTAACCGCTACTAAGGTTCCCCAATAAATAAGTGCATATGCTGGATTAATACTTGCCAGTACGATTGCTACTAGACTCATAAGCAAAGCGCTCTTGACAGTCATTTTAAATACAGTTTTCATTTCTTTCTCTCCTCTCTATATTTAGCAATTTCGCTAGCAAGATCTTCATTCATATGATTCTCTAAAAATCGAGCGACTTCAGTTTTAGGAATTCTAATTTCACCGAGTTTCAAAAAACCGATGTATCCCATCTCAATCAAATCTTTAACATTTTGAGGATTTGTTGTTATAGCTAATGCCGCTTCAGTAACTGAGTATGTTAATTTTTCAATGTTTCTTTTATTGTTGTGCTTCAAGACAACTTTTTTTGGAAAAATATTTTCCAATGTTTCCATTTCCATCATCCTTTCATATATCCTTGTGCTACCCAGTACGACAGCCGTTCCTCACTAAGCTTGCGAATATCGATTCCAAGTATTTCGCATAATGCACTTATTAGTGTGACTTCAACCATGATCTCGTCTAAAAATTCATAAGCATATGCAATGATTTGTTGACGATCATCAACAGTTAAGTAATTTACTTGTTTAAGAAGAATTTTTTCTACTTCTTGCTTCCTCTGTTTCCGCTCATCTGATTCAATCATTTGCAACTTGTCTAATGAAGATGGATCTCTTCTATAAACATCACCATCAATTGATTTGAATAGACCGAAAAACTCATGAATCACTTGAAGAGTGAAATCTGAATCTCTAAAATGATCCGTTAACGCCTGAGCATTTTCCAACGTCACGGGCTTCGTATTAAGCAATGTTGTCCAATCGCTTAATGACTGTTGAGAGACGTTGATTTGTCTTGCTATTTCCTTTTTGGTCTCACCACTCTTATTAATGACTTCGACTAACGATTCTCGAATAACACTTGATTTTTTTAACAGTTTAAACACCTCATATTCTTATTCGCCCGTATATCAATACGAGTAATTTTTTTATACTATTGATTTATGAATCAAACAAAAGCCGCTTCATCTAATTCTCGTTGAAGTTCTTTTTGAACTTCCACAACTAAGCGATCAAGTTGATCATCGTTAGCACATTTGATGATGTGAACCAATCGTGGTCTAGCATCAAGTACAATGTTTATTTTTTCTTGTCGTGTCATTTGGCAATCTCCTGTCTGTTGTTTTTTGGCAATAATTCACTAAAAATAAAAAGCTTATCGAAATCTTTTTCAGATAAATCAAAAGCTTTAAGCAATTTCGGAATTAGTTCACCACCGATTCCGCGATCTCCGTTTAAAATTCTATAAACTGTTGACGGAGCAACATTCATTCTTTTAGCAAGTGAATATGGATCATCTCCTTTTGATTGCATCAAGGAGTAGAGCTTTTCTTGCTTAAGCAAAGTTTTCATTTAATACACCTCCGTTGCCTTATGACAATACTATAATACTAAATTTGTCTTTTGGCAACACTTTTTATTGCCAAAATGCAATTTTTTTTGATTTTATTGCCTATGGGCTATATCATATATTAAGAAAGGGGTTTTATCATGGAGTTTGGAGAAAAACTAAAAAAATTGAGAACCTCTAGAGGCTTAGGCGTTAACCAGTTGGCTTTAAAATCTGGAGTGAGTGCTTCTCAAATATCAAGATTTGAAAAAGGCGAACGGAAAGATCCAACGCTTGAAACCTTAAAAAAATTATCTACTGCTCTCGGCGTTTCAATATCATATTTTGAAGAGAATTCACCAGTTAATGTAAATACGATTCCGGAATGGGCAAATGAGGACGATTTGATTGAACTGGATAAATTACTTGAATCAAATGCTAACATGGCTTATGGAGGCGAAACGTTAACACCCGAACAGCTTCAAAGAGTCAGAGATGTTTTAGCAGGCATGTTTTGGAAATTCAAAAAAGAAGACAAGGACAAAGAGAAGTGATTGGGTATGGAATTGGATGTTATCAATTTAGTGGAAAACCTAAAGCGGAAGTATCAATCCGCTAATCTATTTTATATTTGTGAAAAAATGGACATTCAAATTGAATATGTTCCTTTTATTGATGATCCTAAAGGTCAATTCCAAGAGATTTTAGGCCGTGCTGTCATTCTTTTGAATGACGAATTAAAGGATTCTGAGGAAAGATTTTACATTTGTGCTCATGAGCTTGGTCACACCATCTTTCATCGTGGGTTATCTAGCTATTATGTATCTACACGAACATCCAGAAGCAAATCAGAAAGCGAAGCGAATTGCTTTGCTGCTAATCTCATTGTTTCTCTTTATAAAGAAGACAACGATCAATACCCTAGAAAAGTTGAGGAATTAACAAATTTGTATGGGCTACCTGAAAACGTGTACAGATTTTTAATTTAAAATTGGCGACTATCACTACCTGCCATTAAGTGGGAGTAAATTATTTTATTTTTTGGAGGAAAATATGAAAAAAATAGTTGGGTTAGGATTAATCTTGTTTTCTAGTATCACATTAGGTGCTTGTGGTAACAACGATTCAAACTCTGATGTGCCTAAAAAAACGACTATTAATACTTCTACAATGGTTACTTTAGAGAGCAGCAACTCTATGGATTCAAGTACTGAAGAAAAATCTACAAGTGATACAACTTTTGAAGACGATTCATCAAAGATTGTAATAAAAAACACTGAAGAATTATCTAGCCAATATGATCCAAATAAAAAAATATTAGCTATTGAAATTCAATATACTAATAAATCTGACAAAGCTCAAAGTCCTTGGATGGCATTCGCTACATCAATCAAACCTATACAGGAAACAGATAAAACCGAAGAACTATTGAATGGAGCAAATGGCTTGTTCCCTCAAGACTACAAACCAGATCTTGTAAAGATGGGCGATACAAATGTTAAGCCTGATGCTACTGTTGATGCAGTTGTTGGTGTAGAAATTATTTATCCAGGTTCTCCTATTATCATGAAAGATTTTATGGATAATGGAAGTTTTGAAAAAACTATCCCTACTAATTAAAAAAGGTTGGCCTTCCGGCTTTCTTTTTGTTAAGGCTTTATTAAGGGCGACTATCACTACCTGCCTTCAAGTGGGAGTAAATACTTGATTTACCCAGTGATATATTCAACAAGGAGGAATAAATGAGTACGTTTTTAATTTTAGTTGGGTTCTTTGGTTTTCTATTTGGAGTATGTTTTTTAGTATATTCTTTTTTCTCCAAGAAGAAACGTTCAAAGAAAAAGATTAGTATTGGAATTCTAGTAGCTTTTATAGTTATGGTAATCGGAGGGGCTCTTGCTCCACCAACAACTGGACAAGCAGATGTACACAAAGACGCTAAATCTTCATCTTCTAGTGTATCTGTCTCTTCTGAAAGCCGAGAAAAAGATGAAAAAAAGGCTAAAGAATTAGCTAAAAAGAAAAAGGCCGAAGAACAAAAAGCTAAAGAAGAGGCTGAAAAAAAGCACCAAGAAGAACAAAAAGCTAAAGAGGCTGAGAAAAAGCGCCAAGAAGAACAGAAAGCTAAAGAGGCTGAGAAAAAACGCCAAGAAGAACAGAAAGCTAAAGAGGCTGAGAAAAAACGCCAAGAAGAACAAAAAGCTAAAGAAGCTGAGAAAAAACGCCAAGAAGAACAAAAAGCTAAAGAAGCTGAGAAAAAACGCCAAGAAGAAATTAATCAAAAAACTTCAACAGCTAAAACCATTCTGGAACAAGCTGAAGCTAATCCAACTAGAGATAACTACAATGCAGCATTATCAGCTATTCAATCTATACCTGGTGGAAACCAAGAATTATTAAATCGCTTAGTCAATGTTGATTCAACTATAAAATCTAATGAGGCAGCTGAAGCAGAACGACAAAAGCAACAAGCTGCTGAAGCTCAGCGTCAGGCTCAAGAACAGCAAGCTGCTGAAGCTCAACGTCAAGCTGAACAACAAAATAATTCATACACTGTTGATGGTCAGTGGTCTATCGCTGCAAATGGTATGGTTTTCGCTCGTTCAGATAGTGGAAAGTACTATTCTCGTGTTACAAATCCAAATAATTATCAATACATGACTCAAATAGATGCTGATAATGCTGGGTATAGTCGTGCCCCTCGAGGGAATCAATACGCTCGTCCCTAATTAGTTGCATTGTAATAGTTTAAGATCAGCCTTCGGGCTTTTCTTTTTAAACGCAAAAGAACATAAGTTCGTATACTTCTATTGAAAATACGGATTTTACATCTATTCCCTCTCTATATGTACCAAAAGAATTTAACTATCGTACTAATGACATAGCAATATGAAAGGACTGATTTTATGCGTGGCGGTGTGAGAAAACGTGGAAAACGTTGGTATTATTATTTTGAAGATATCAATGATGATGGCTCAAGAAAAAAAGTGGAGAAAGTTGGCGGAGACACCCGACCAGAGGCCGAAGCTGCTTTACGAAAAGTTTTATCAGATATTGACGAAACAGGACAATACTTTTTAGGTACGGATACTCGAGTAAAACAATACCTTGATTTTTGGATGGAGGAATACGTTAAACTAAATCTAAAATACAATACCTATGAAAACTACCGATTTACCATCAAAAATCATATAAACGGTTATTTAGGAAAGAAAAAACTTACGGATCTTTCCCCTGCTCTTTTACAAAATTTCATCAATGCTGAATTTAAAAAGGGTTACTCGAAGAAAACAATGACTATTACTCACTCTGTCCTTAAGAATGCGCTGAATATGGCGGTTTATCCTTGGGGGTTAATCAAGCAAAATCCTATGCTGTATGTAAAGATACCAAAATACGAAGAACGACCAACGACTAAAAAAGATCTAAAAATCATTTCTCTTGAAGACTTTGATCATATGCTAGAAATCACTCCTGAAGGCCATCCTTTCTATATTCCTTTGAATATTGGATTTTATACGGGAATGCGCGTTGGCGAAGTTTGTGGTCTGACGTGGGATAATGTCGATTTTTCAAATGGAACAATTACTGTAGAGAAACAAATGGTAAAGAATGATGGCGCATGGGTATATGGTACACCAAAGACAAGCAGTTCCGATCGAACGATTTTTATTGGACAAACCTTGCTAGCAATTCTGAAAAAACATAAGAAACAACAATTAGAAAATCGAATGAAGTATGGAAAGCTCTACATTGATTCAAATGCAGTATGTACGAAGGAATACGGTGAGCTAGTTACGCCAAGTGTGGTGAAATGGAACACAAGAAGGATATCGAATGCACTCTCCCTCTCTTTTAACTTCCATTCTCTCAGACATACTCATGCTACACTTCTTCTCGAAAATGGCGCAAAAATGAAAGAAATTTCTGACCGATTGGGGCACAGCAGAATTTCAATTACGATGGATACTTACTCACATGTGACAGATAAGATGAGAAATGAAACGGTCGATATCATGGAGAATCTGAGAAAGAATTCTTGA